CGGCCGGCCGGGAAGCACGAAAAGATAGAGCGGCAGCAGGATGAAGATTTGCAGACAGGCATAGGCGGCAAGCGTGCCGCGCCAGCCGAGATGCTGATCGGCAATGGTGGTGACCGGCAGGAAAACCGCCGCCGAAAGCCCGGTGAACAGCATCAGCAGCGTCAGCAGCCGGCCGCTTTCCGCGCCCACGCGTTCCACCACGGCCGCATGGGCCGCCGTCGTCAGGCCGCAGGTGGCGGCAAAACCCATCACGGCCCAGCCGAAGAGATAGCTCATCGCCCCGCCCGCAAAGGCGAGCACGGCAAAGCCGGCCGCGAAGAACACCGAACCGGCCGCCAGCACTGGCGCCGCGCCGTGGCGCACCAGCATTCTTCCAAGCAGCGGGCCGCACAGGGCGCTGATGGTCATCATGATCGTGAGGCCGGCGAAAACCACGCCGTTGGTTATGGCCAGTTCCCTGCCGATCCGTGGCCCGAGGACGGCCAGCATATCGAAACCGCTACCCCAGCTGACGATCTGCCCGACCGCAAGCACGCCGATAAGGCGCGCGCGAGACGTCAGGGGGGCAGCGTCGGACATGGTGAGATCGCGGGGTGCGAGGTGCAGGAACGCTTTTGGTAGCAGGCCCGTCGCGACCCCGCAACATCAATCGAGGTGAAAGGAAACAACATGGTGGCGCAGAAGGGCAAGGACCTGCTGCTGAAGATCGACAATGCCGGTTCCTACGTAACCGTCGCGGGGCTGAGGACAAAGCGGCTGGCCTTCAATGCGCAGGCCGTCGATGTGACGGATGCCGAAAGCGCGGGGCGCTGGCGGGAGCTTCTTGCCGGTGCCGGCGTGCAGCGGGCATCGCTCACGGCCTCCGGCATCTTCAAGGATCAGGCAAGCGATGCACTGGTGCGCGGCGCATTTTTTGCGGGCAGCATTCCCGGCTGGCAGATTGTCATTCCCGGTTTCGGCATCGTTACCGGACCGTTCCAGATCGTGGCGCTTGAATATTCCGGCCGTCACGATGGCGAGGTGCAATTCGAGATCGCGCTGGAATCGGCCGGTCTTCTCACATTCGGAGCGCTGTGATGGCTGAGCGTTTGCGTTACGGGCGGGCGAACCGCCATCGCGGCGAGATCGAGGCGCTGATCGACGGCGAAAGGCGCATTCTCTGCCTGACGCTCGGGGCTCTCGCCGAACTCGAAACCGCCTTTGCAGCCGACGACCTCACCGCGCTCGCCGAACGTTTCGCGAGCGGCCGCATGAAGGCGGTCGACATGGTAAGGGTGATCGGCGCGGGCCTGCGCGGCGCGGGCAATGTCTTTTCCGACGAGGATGTGGCCGCCGCCACGGTGGAGGGCGGCATTGCCGGCCATGCCGCCATCGTCGCCGATCTTCTGACCGCCACCTTCGGCGGCCTGAAAGGCGAGACGCCGCCGGACCCTTGAGCGCCGCAGCAGGCGAAACGACGCCGCGCCCGTTCCCCTGGGAGGCGGTGATCCATACCGGCTTCGGCCTGCTGCGGCTCTCCTCCGAAACCTTCTGGCGGCTGACCCCAAAGGAATTCTTCGCGATGACAGGCGGCAACGCCGCTCCCCGCGGCCCGGATCGTCAGGCGATGGAAGCGATGATGCGGCGGTTTCCGGACAGATAACGGCGTCAGGGCATTTTTCGCGGACGGCCGCCCTTGGCACCGTTCGCGCGACTGGCTGCCGTCTTGGCAGGAGAGCGGGATTGCCCGCCCTTGCGCTGCGCGTCCATGAACGCGCGGCTGCCGAAAATACCGTTCATCAGGCCGCTGATCGTATAGTCGACATCGAGCGTTTCCCAATGCAGACCCGTCTCGCCAAGCAGCTCGACATCGGAAAGCTGTTCGGCGGTCGCGTCCTGCAAGCCTTCGAGCGCCCGCGCGGGAAACATGAAGCAGGCGCCGTTGGCGAAATCGACGATGACACGGGCCGAGGCCGTTTCGAAACGCACGGAAACCGGAATGGGGCGCTCGGCGCGCTCATTTTGCCAGCGTTCCTTGGCGGCGGCGAGTTCGGCATCGCTGACCTCAACCATGATATCGTCTCCGGTTTTCCTCGATGACGGCGACGGCGCGCCGCACATCCCGGTCCGACATGCCGCCCTGCGTGAGAACGACGAGGCTGACGATGTCGATACGCGCTTCACCGTCTCCATAGACATGGGCATGTGGCGGCTCGTGATCGGCCGTGTAGATGACAAAAGGCATGCCATGCTGGCGGAGAACCGTGACCATGAGAACCATAACCCAAGAAGTTGGGTTTTAAAAGAGTGTGGGTTGAAGCAGCGGTTTTTTGAGAGCTGTTTCAGCACCCTGCATTCCCCAGTTGAATCAGAAAGGCAAGCGCGATGGCGGGCGAAGGATCGATGGCGGAGAACCGGGAAGAGGCGGAGGCGCTGTCCGAGGTGATGGGCGATCTCGAACGCCGGTCCGAGCGGTTCGGCGCGGCCCTGACCTCGGCCCTGCAGGCGGCGACGGCGGGCGGCAGGGGGCTGGACGATGTGTTGCGCGGGTTGGGGCAGCGGCTGTCCGGCCTCGCACTCTCGGCCGGTCTGAAACCGCTGGAGGGCATGATCGGCAATGCCGTCAGCGGGCTGTTGAACGGCGGCGGTTCGCTGTTCGCTTTTGCCGATGGCGGTGTGCCGGGACGCGGCATCACGCCCTTTGCTGATGGCGGCGTCGTTTCCAGTCCCGCCTTTTTTCCGATGGGCGGCGGACTTGGCCTGATGGGCGAGGCGGGGGCGGAAGCGATCCTGCCGCTGAAGCGCGGTTCGGATGGCGCTCTCGGCGTTGCCGCGCCGTCCGGCGGCGGCGGGGCGCAGATCGTCTTTAACGTGACGGCGACGGATGCTGCGAGCTTTCGGAAAAGCGAAGGCCAGATCGCCGCCATGCTGGCGCGCAGCGTCGGGCGCGGCCAGCGCGGATTGTGACCCACGTTTCAAGACCATCGAAAAGAATCCAGGAACAACGACATGGCGGCATTTCATGAAGTGCGGTTTCCGCTGCGGCTCGCCCTCGGGGTGAGCGGCGGGCCGGTGAGGCGGACGGACATCGTCAACCTGTCCAATGGCCGCGAAAGCCGCAATCAGCGCTGGAGGAACGCCAGACGCAGCTATGACGCCGGATCCGGCATCCGCTCCGTCGCCGATCTTTATGAGGTGCTCGCCTTTTTCGAGGCGCGGCGCGGCGAACTTTACGGCTTTCGCTTTCGCGATCCGGTGGATTTCAAATCCTGCCCGCCGGGGGAGACGCCCGCCGCGACCGATCAGAGGATTGGCACCGGCGACGGAGTGACAGCGGGTTTTCAGTTGCTGAAGACCTATGCCGATGCGGGCGGCGCGTTCTCCCGGCGGATAGAAAAACCGGTCGAAGGCTCCGTCATGGTTTCGGTCGAGGGGGTGAAGGTCGAAGCGGCTGATGTGACGGTCGATCATGTAACCGGCATGATCGTGTTCCGTGCGGGGCGGGTGCCGCCGGCCGGCGCCGCGATCCGCGCCGGTTTTGAATTCGACGTGCCGGTCCGCTTCGGGCTCGACCGTATCGACGTGAACCTGACCGCTTTCGAGGCGGGCCGTATTCCCTCCATTCCACTGATGGAAATCCTGCCATGAAAACCATTCCCGCTGCCTTTGCCGAGTATCTCACGCAAGATGCGACGACAACATGCCATTGCTGGAAGGTGACACTGAAGGACGGTGCGGTGATCGGTTTTACCGATCATGACGAGGCGATATCGTTTGCCGGCACCTCCTACCTTGCCGCCAGCGGTTTCGCCGCCAGCGATAACGACGGCGAAACGGGGCTGGGCGCAGGCGTCGGGGAGGTGGCGGGCGGTTTTTCGAGCGAGGCGATTGCGGAAGACGATCTGGCCGCCGGGCGTTTCGATGGGGCGAGGGTGGAGCTTTTCCTCGTCAACTGGCAGGCGCCTGAGCAGCATGTGCTGCTGAACATGCGCGAAATTGGCGAGGTAACGCGGGCCGGCGGGGCGTTTCGCGCCGAGCTGCGCAGTCTTGCCCATCGCCTCGGCCAGCCGCAGGGCAGGGTCTATGGGCGGCGCTGCGACGCCGCCCTTGGCGACAGGCGTTGCGGTGTCGATCTGGCCCGCTTTACCGGGCATGGCAGCGTGGCGGCGGTGGACGCCTCGGGCGGCCTGCTCGTCTCCGGGCTCGATGCCTTTGCCGATGGTTTTTTCAGCCGGGGGAAGCTGCGTTTTCTGACCGGCCCGCTCGCCGGCAAGGGGTTTGATCTCGACGGGCAGGAGCGGCGTGACGGCGGGATGCTTCTGTCCTTCTGGCTGCCGCCGGAACAGGCGCCTTTGCCGGGAGATACGTTTTCCGTTACCGCCGGCTGTGACAAGAGCTTTGCCACCTGCCGCGCGAAATTCGCCAATCATTTGAATTTCCGGGGCTTTCCGCATCTGCCGGGGGCGGATTTCGCCTATTCCTATGCGGCGGGCGGCGAGAGCCATGACGGCGGGGCGCTGTTTTCATGAGCGATCCCGGCAAAAGAGTGCTGGCGCTCGCCGAAGGCTGGATCGGCACGCCCTATCGACATCAGGCCTCGTTGAAGGGTGTCGGCTGCGATTGCCTCGGCCTCATTCGCGGCATCTGGCGGGACCTCTACGGCCACGAGCCGGAATTGCCGCCGCCCTATGCGCCCGATTGGGCCGAGCGCGGCGGTGAGGACCGGCTGATGGCGGCGGCAAAACGCCATTTTCCGGCGGTGTCGGGCATGGAAGAGGCAAGGCCGGGAGACCTGCTGCTGTTCCGCTGGCGGGCCGATGCGGCGGCCAAGCATCTGGGCATTCTCGCCGGTCCGCAGCATTTCATCCACGCCTATGAACAGGCGGCGGTGGTGCGTTCGGCGCTGGTGCCCGGCTGGCGGCGGCGCATCGCCGGCGTCTTCCGTTTTCCCGATCCCTGATTTTTCGAGGCAAGCATGGCGACAATCGTTTTTCAGGCGGCGGGCGCGGCACTCGGCGGCATTTTCGGTCCTTTGGGCGCGGTAATCGGCCGGGCGGCCGGGGCGCTGGCGGGCAACGCCATCGACCGCACGCTGCTTTCGAACGGGCGGACGGTAACGGGCGCGCGGCTCTCGACCGCGCGCATTCCCGGCGCGGATGAGGGAGCGGCGATCAACCGGCTTTACGGCGCAGCACGGATCGGCGGCACGCTGATCTGGGCGACGCGTTTCGAAGAAAGCGTTGAGGTGGAGCGGCGCGGCGGCAAGGGCAATCGCGGCCCGAAAGTGGAGACATTTCGGTATTACGCCAGCTTTGCCATCGGCCTGTGCGAAGGCGAGGCGGCAAGGGTGCGGCGCGTCTGGGCCGATGGGCGGGAACTGGACCTGAGTGCCGTGGAGATGCGCTTTTATCCCGGCAGCGAGACGCAATTGCCCGACCCGCTGATCGAGGCGAAGCAGGGGGCGGGCAATGCGCCGGCCTTTCGCGGGCTGGCCTATGTGGTGTTCGAACGCCTGCCGCTCGACGGTTTCGGCAACCGCATTCCGCTCATGCAGTTCGAAGTGGTGCGGCCGGTCGGCCGGCTGGAAAAATCCATCCGCGCCATCACCGTCATTCCGGGCGCCACCGAGCACGGTTACGCCACTGCGCAGGTTTCCGAAAGGACGGGGATCGGCCAAAGCCGCATCATGAACCGCAACGGCCTGACCGCCGCGACCGACTGGGATGCTGCGATGGACGAGTTGCTGGATCTGTGCCCCAATCTTGAGAGCGTGGCGCTGGTGGTGAGCTGGTTCGGCACGGATATGCGGGCGGGGGAATGCCGCATTCTGCCGGGCGTGGAAGTGGCCGGCCGGGATGGGGAAACCACGCCATGGTCCGTCGCCGGCCTTTCGCGCGATGAGGCGCATCCCGTCAGCCATCATGGCGGCGGCCCGGCCTATGGCGGCACGCCGAACGACGAAAGCGTGTTGCAGGCGATAGCCGATCTCAGGGCGCGCGGCCTTCGGGTGTGCCTTTACCCCTTCGTGATGATGGATGTTCCCATCGGCAATGGTCTGCCGGACCCCTATGGCAAAGGCGAGCAGGACGCCTATGCCTGGCGCGGGCGCATCACCTGCTTTCCCGCACCCGGCAGGGCCGGCTCTGCGGATCGCAGCGCGGGTGCACGGGCGCAGGTTTCCGCCTTCTGCAACCGCGATGAAGGCTATCGCCGTATGGTGCTGCATTATGCGGCGCTGGCGGCCCGGGCGGCCCAGGCGGGGGGAGTGGATGCCTTCCTGATCGGCTCGGAGCTGCGCGGGTTGACGTCGCTCAGGGACGAGAACGATGCCTTTCCTTTTGTGGGGGAATTGCTGCGGCTGGCGGGCGATGTGCGGGCGATATTGGGGCCGGCGGTGAAGCTGACCTATGCGGCGGACTGGAGCGAATATTTCGGCCACCAGCCGGCGGACGGCTCGGGCGACGTGTTCTTCCATCTCGATCCGCTCTGGGCGAGCCCGAATATCGACGCCGTCGGCATCGACAATTACATGCCGCTTTCCGACTGGCGCGACGAGGATGCCGCAAACGGCAATCCGGACGGCATGACCGGCCCGGACGATTTGAGCGCCTTCCGCCGCGCCATGACGGCGGGAGAGGGTTTCGACTGGTATTATGCCGGCGATGCGGACCGCGCCGCGCGGCGGCGCACGCCGATTACCGACGGGCTGAAGGGCAAGCCGTGGGTGTTCCGTTACAAGGACTTGCGCAACTGGTGGGGAAACCTCCATTTCGACCGGGTGCGGGGTGTGGAGAAAACCACGCCGACGGCGTGGGCGCCGCGCTCGAAGCCCATCTGGTTCACCGAACTCGGCTGCCCGGCGGTGGACAAGAGCGCGACGCGACCCAATGTCTTTCCCGATCCAAAATCGGCGGAAAACGCCTTTCCCTATTTTTCCCGCCGCAACCGCGCCGATAGCCAGCAGCGACGGTTTCTGGAGGCGCATCTCGACCATTGGGAAAAGGGCGATGCAGCGATGGTCGATGCAAACCGGGTCTATCTGTGGACCTGGGATGCGCGGCCTTTCCCTGCCTTTCCGCAGAATGGCGCGGCATGGAGCGATGGCGGCAACTGGCGCACCGGCCACTGGCTGAACGGGAGGCTGGGAACGGCCACACTTGCCGATACCATCGCCGCCATCCTCACCGATCACGGCTTTTCCGACTTCGATGTTTCCGCGGTCAGCGGCGATCTGGGAGGTTATGTGCAGGGCGACGTGACCTCGGCCCGCAACCTCTTGGAGCCGCTGATGGCGGCGTTTCAGGTGGATGTGGCGGAAGATGGCGGAACACTGCGTTTCCGCTCCCGCAATAAGGCGGTCTTGCCGGTGCGGGATATTGCCGTGCTGGCCGATCTGGAGGACGAGCCGCTCTGGTCGGAAAATCGCGGCCATGACAGCGATTTCGCTGCCGAAGCCGTGCTGACCTCTTTCAACCCGGCGCTGGATTACGAGCAGGCAAGCGCAAGGTCCCGCCGCATCGACAATGCCGGCAGCCGGGTGATGCGGCTCGATCTTAACGCCGCCCTGCCTGCGGAAACGGCGGAAGCCGCCGTCGAGGCGCTGTTGCGCGACAACCGGCAGGCGCGGCGCAGCCTGCGCTTTGCTCTGCCGCCTTGCGATATCTCGCTTGAACCGGGCGATTGTATCCGCCTGCCGGAAGGGGCTTTTCCGCAGGCGCCGGGAGGGCGGTTTCTGGTCAGCCGGATCGAGGACGGCGCGGTGCGGCAGGTGGAGGCGCGGGCCTTTTCCGCTGCCTTTCCGGTCTTTGCCGGCGGCGCGGAAGAACGGCGCAACAGCGGCGCAAGCGGAGCCGAAGGTTTCGCGCCCGAAGTGCTGTTTCTCGATCTGCCCTGCCATGACGGCACCGCGCCGGAGGATTCGGCGCGGATTGCGGCGCTTGCAAAGCCCTGGCGGCCAATCATCATTTCCGCGTCGCCGGGCAGGGAAGGTTACCGGCAGCGCGTGCTGCTGGACCGCCCGGCGATGATCGGCGCGCTGGCAATGCCGCTGACATCGGGCCCTTCCGGCCGCTTCGACCGGAAAAACATCGTTGTCGTCGATCTGCCCTTCGGCGAGGTATCGTCGGCCGGGGAGCTTTCGGTGCTGAACGGCGAGAACCGTCTCGCCATCAAGGCGGCGAACGGCGTGTGGGAAATCGTCGCCTTCGCAAAGGCCGAGGAAATCGCCCCCGCACGCTGGCGGCTCTCCTCTCTCCTGCGGGGGCTCGCCGGCACGGAAGACGCGCTCGCCGCAGGTGCGCCGAAAGGTGCGCCGGTGGTGGTTCTGGATGCGGCGGTGCAGCCGCTCGGTCTTGCCGCGAGCGAGCGCGGACGCCGCCTGAACTGGATTGCGGAAGCCGCCGGAATGGTGGGCGCGCCGAGCGGTCCTTTTGCCTTCGAGGGCGGCCTGCGGGCGCTGACACCGCTCGCGCCGGTGCATCTTGCCGCCGAGCGGCGCGGCGACGGCGTTTTCGTCAGGTGGAAACGCCGGGGCCGGGTGGAGGCCGACGGCTGGGATGCGAGCGACATTCCGCTGGACGAGCCTTTCGAGCTTTATCGCATCGAGGTGCTGGACGGCGAGACCGTGCGGCGCATGGCGGAGGTTTCGCAACCCTTCTGGTTTTACCCAGCCGCAGACGAACTCACAGATTTCCCGGCATTGCGGGATCACATTTCCGTGCGTGTCCGAATGCTCGGCCGCGCGGTGCCCCCGGGCGTGGTGGCTGAGGCCACCCTCCCGATCTGACATGTGCCTGAAAAACAACGCAAAGGATGAGACTATGGACAGCACCAAAGCATGGTATCAATCGCGCACGATCTGGGGCGCCCTGGTCGCGGTTTTCGCACCGCTTTTCAGCATCGCCGGCCTTGATCTGCCCGCCGGTCTGCAAGGAGAACTTGCGGACGGGCTGGTGACGGTTGCGGGCGGAATCGGTGGTCTGGTCGCACTTTACGGCCGCCTTTCCGCGACTAGCGCCATTCGCTGACAGCGCCCGCGACCACGCCGTTCCCGCCTTGCGCCCATGCGGCGGGGGCGGCATTCATTTGCCATTCAGACGCTTTGCGCTACATATTCGGTCACAATACGGTTCGAGACGC